CTTGCTGCTCGATGTGATTGTATATGCCTTGCTGGATTGCTCCTAAGGTGTTGTATCCCATTTGCATTAGCATGGATTTGCGGTTGTATTTTTGCTGTTCTGTCATGCTGCTTTGACTTAACTGGTTTGCCAGTGCTGCAATGTTTTTGTTTATTTCGTCGTTTGTGCCGCTGTTGCTGACACTTGCGCTGTCGCTTGAGCCTTGCGACCAGCTTGATCCGCTGCTTTGACTGTTTGCTTGTCCTTGCTGTCCGTAACTTGAGTTTGTGCCAAACAGTTTATTTGCCGCTGCTCCTATTAGACTTGGCACTGCTGCTTTGAGGAGTCCCAGCCCGAATGTTACTAAAGGCCCCATAAAAATAGACCCGGGGATTTGCCCCGGGCCTTCCCCCCTTTCTTTTTAGTGATGATCGACGAGTCCCGGAATACTGTACATGGGCATCGGTCTGACGCTGGTGTTGTCGATGATTGTGTCCATGATAAATTGCGGTTCGTTGTCTACTGCTAAAGTACGCTGAATCTCGGAGTCTCCTTCTTTCATCCATGCTTGACTCAGGTTTGGTACACTGGTGTAGTTGTCGCCATAGTGCCAACTGTCCAAAGTTCCGGTTGCGTTACTCCTGAATTTTCCGCTGATGCGATTTGGTTTCATTCTGTATTCTGCCCAAGCTTCCTGATAGCCAAATGCCTGCTCATCCGTTGCGGTGCCGGTCAGATAGATTTCCTTTTTTAGGATTGCTTGTTCTCCTAAGTTTGCAAAGACAGGATAGTAGAAGTCGAGATTTGTTTTACGGCTCCACATTTTTTCGAGTCCTTGCTGGTAGGTATGATCATGTCGGATGCAACATACGCCGATAACATAGCCGTGTTCTTCGAAACTCTTTGTAAACATGTTGCCGTTGTACGGCGTTACGGATACTGCCGCCGTGTTGCCCTGCGGACTTTCGGTGGTTGTGCCGCTGGTCTGGATAACTTGATTCATGTTGATGGTGATACGTGTACCGCCCAGATACTCTGGGATTTGTACCGTTTTGTCGCTGATTTTGGTGTGAAACAGCGAATAGATCATCTCACGGTAACGACTGCCGCCGCGTGCAAGCTCTTCATAGTATTTTTGAACTTGGAAAGCCTGTCTCAGTTGGTTAATCGTTGCTCCTTCTATGGAGGTTAAGTCTGCACCAAGGTAGGCTGTTTTGTCCCCTGAGTTCTGATAGATGCCTGTTCCATACGGTACGATTGTGCTTCCGGGCTTTATTCCCCCTGTGGTTCCCGTCCAGTTGACATATTTGTCTTCACTGACTGTTTTCAAGGTTTCTTCTTTGTACGGAAGGATTCTTGCATTTCCAGTCAGCGGAATTGTAATAGTTTCTGCTGACTTCTGAGGCGATGGCAAAGCTAACGTAAAGTAGTCATGGAATTTGTTTACTGGTAATGGCCTTGAGCCTCTGAATGCGTTTTTTAGGATATATTCGATGTCCGGTTTGTTTCCGTCCATCCCGAATTCCGGATTGTCGTAGTACGAATGTGTCACGTCTCCGTCTTCGGTGATCGCTGGATTGTCTACGTTTTGGTCTCTGAACCATTCTTGCCAAATCATTACGTATGCTCTGATTGGCAGTGCGTTTATTGTAAACGCTGTTTCTTTGTTTTTGCATACCTTGGTTGGTATGCCCATATAGTCCAATATACTTCCTTCAAAAGGTTCTGCTACAGGTCCTTCTGATGTTTTTTCGATTTTTATTTGCGGAATTGTGTATTCTTGCTTTTGTGTCCACGGCCCAGTGTCGTTTTCTCCCATAAACCGTTTCCAGTTTTTCCAGAGGATTCGGTTTGGTGCGAAGAAATAATAGATGTCCATATAACAATTGTCCATTACGGGGAAGATTGGCGTTGTCATACGGATAATTGCGGCCTGATCGATTGAAAAGGTGTCTCCTGGTAAGACCTCATCTACGTAGAATGGTATGAGCTGTCCTGCGTTGAGTGTGAGCTTGACGTCTTGTCTCCGCTTGAACCGACTTCGTGTGATGTCCAGTCTTGGGACTTGGTTGAATCCTGCGTCTTTGTTTCTGTTCATTCTTTGGCCTCCGTTGCTTCGGTTGCTTCGGTTGCTTTCGTCGTCTCAGTTTTGTTTTCTGTGTAGATTCCCAGATTCTTTGCCCATTCGATTGTGCCATACGATGCAACAAACTTATCGACATCGTTGTCAAATTTGAGCTTGATGTCTTTTGGCACTTCTTCCCAGATCTGTTCTGCTCTCAGCATGATGTTCTGGAGTTCTGCCAGCGTCTGCGGTGCTTCGGTAAAGTCTTGGATGCCGCCGCCGATGTCCGGCTGGATACGTGCTGCAATGTTTGGGTCGATGCTTGCTCGCCGAATGATGTTTTCCAGTTTGGTTTCCTCAAGATAGGAGTCGATTTCTGCTTGCTGATCAATGGTCTGGTCGAGTCTTAGCACCTTTTCGCCTTTTTCGTTGCGTTCCCAGAGGTATGTGCGCCTTACGCTTTCTCCGGCCTCGGTCGGTTTTGCCGTTGCTGTCTCCCTGAAGTTACTTACAGAGCGAAATGCCATCGTAAATGTTCTCCTTTGCCTCTTCGAAGTTGCCGTCGCGTTCGTCGAATTTTGCGAGTCTTACCAACCTGTAGTCGCTTGGCGTCTTGCTCATGATGTTGTTTTCGTCCATTAGTGCGATTTTGAAGTTTCGCTCGGCCACCTTGTCGTCTCGCTCACTAAAGGTGGTTACATAGCTCATTGCACACTGATCATAGATGCCGTATACGTTGATCACAGTCTGATGCCTCCTCGCATTGCTCCGCTTCCAAGGTTGATTGCTTTGGTCTTTTTTGCGGTCTTGTTGTAGATTTTTGCGTCTTTGGATTTGCGGACTTTACTCCTCTTCGCCATTGTCTATTCTCCTTCGGATTTGTTCCATCTCGATGTCATTCGCAAAGGCCTTTTTTCTGAATGCTATGTCGATGTAAAATTTTGCGTCTTCTATCGTTGCGGCTGTTCTTATGTGTTTGTAGGTCGTTTCGATCTCCTTGTAAGTTCTGGCGAGTGTCTTCGCTAGCGTCGTATCGGTCTGGTCTCGTACGTTCCACGTTCTCATTTGGTTACTCCTTGGTTACTCTTCGGGCTTGTTGCCCTCTACTGCGTGGTAAATTTTGTCCAACATGGACAAGATTTTGCGGATGTTGTTAAACAGCGCGTTAATTTCCTTGAGAGTCAGAGCAAACACCTCCTAAAAATTATTTTGTATAAATGGTTTTGCAAAAATAGCACTTTTGTGCTGTTTAACTATTTTCTTTATACCAAAAAAAATAGGATTCGTCAAGAGGTTTTTGACACTTTTTATTTGAGGTCATGCGCTAGGCGCGGTGTGCCGTACGAAGAGCATGACGTGACTTTCTGGTTTCGCTCGTCGGACGGCTTTTAATTTCGTTTTCCACAGTTTCAACAGGTTTTCCACAAAATGTTGCACAAAGGTTTTTGTGCATATTGCTACACTTTCAACATTTCAACAAGTTATCCACAAAAGTATCAACATTAAAATTAGCTAAAAAATATCGTTCCAAGGATAAAAATTCATAGTATTTAACATTTTAACACTCCCTACTACTACGACTACAACAAGTTAATAATAAAAATAATAATAATATCATGCGCGTGTGCGCGCGATTACGTGTGCGCGCGTGCATGTCATTATAAAATAAAATACTCAGCCAAGTACCTTACTTGATAGTTACTTGGCTGAGTGACACCAAAGTGTCAAAATAATCCTTTGGCTTTGCTCATCTTCTTAGACATGGACGCTTCTTTGTCTTTTAACTGTTCTGCGTATGGTTTATCGGTTTCCGCGTTTCTTTCGATTAAGGACGCTATAGCTTTTTCTTGTCGATACTTCTTGATTCTCCATGCCTTTTCTGGATTTTCTGCTTCGAGTTTTCGCCAATAGTACTCCGGTATTGCTGCGTGTCTGCCGTTGGTGAGCTGTATGTATCCTTGCTGCCAGAGTCGTTCTTGGTTGTCTTCAAACCACTTGTCGCCGAGTCCCGGCTTGCGGCTCATGGTGCAAAATGGTGGTGTTAAACCCATTTTTTGGTAACGCTTTTTGTCGTTTCCGTACAGCTTTTTGGTTACATACCCTGCAACATAATTATATGTCTCTTGTGTTGCTTGTGCGATGTCAACTGTGCCTTGTCCCCAGATTTTTACCAGTTTATCGCTTGTGTAGTGACCGTGTCTTGATAATTTGTGGATTGGTTTTAAGTCGTTCGGATGCCATCCATATAGTATCATGTGATAGTGCGGTCTCGCTGTGTTGTCTCCGTACTCTCCCGCCAAAAAGTATCTCAGAGGCTCTTTGACGGCCTTTCTGAGCCTTTTTATAAATAGTTGGGTATCCTCTACACTTAGAGTTTGCGCTGTTCTTGGACGCTCTGAGACGCCTTTCCAGATGTTTATGCCACCTTTATAGATTTCTCCTGTCTCTGTGTCCTGTGTTGGCACATGGTCATCATCGTAAGTTAGTGTAATAAACCAGATGGTTTCTTTGTTGTGTCCATATGCTTCCAGTTCCATCCGTGTGCTCCAGTCCTTACGCTTGCGTAGTCTGCATCCGGTGCATTGTCCGCATGGTATCAACATTACATTTTTCCTGTACATTAGGTCTTCGTACCTAAGGTTTGTCTTATGCATCTTATTAAAAGAGGCGAGTGAGTACACTCGCCCGCTCGCCTCTCTGTTGTGAGGTACATAAAACCGGATTAACGGTTTATTGCATCCCATTTATTTACCTCTTGGATTTATACTCATGTATCCTATCGGAAAGTTTCTTCTTGCGCTTTCAAACTGGTCTCCCAGCTCTTTTTTTGCTTTGTCTGCTACGGGTAAGGCTGCGAATTTTTCTTTAAGTTTGGCCGCGTTTTCTGCTGCTGTTTCGGCTATGGCCTCCATGTCTCCTTTGAGTCTCACCGGGCTTGAGCTGCTCGACATGATAGCTTGCTGGATGCTCTGAGCTGCGTTTTCTGCGTGACTCCATGCTTCGCTGTGGCTACTCCAACTGCCGTCTTGTTTGATTCCCGGTAGTGCTGTTGCGCTTAGTGCACTACTGGACGCCATCCCCATACTTGCACTTCCGATTGTTCCTTGTGCTCCGCTTGGGGTGCTTGCTCCGCCTTGCGTGTATGCTAGGATAGGATTGATACCTGCTTTTCGCATATCTTCGACGGCTCTTTGGTATGCTGTGTTACTCATTTTTTCTTGCCAGGCTCTGTTTGCCGCCGCATTTGCTGAGTTGTAGCTCATAGCTGCTTGCTGCTCGATGTGATTGTATATGCCTTGCTGGATTGCTCCTAAGGTGTTGTATCCCATTTGCATTAGCATGGATTTGCGGTTGTATTTTTGCTGTTCTGTCATGCTGCTTTGACTTAACTGGTTTGCCAGTGCTGCAA